ATGTGAAGCGTGGTGGAGGCAGAGTCCCGGCTCAGCCTCACATCGCAGCAGCTGAAGAACGCGGCAATGAAAAGCTGGTCGATACCATCAAGCAGAAACTGGGAGGTGGATCATGACATACGACGAAGTTATCACCATGTTAGAGGAAGCCGGTCTCCCACTTGCCTACGACCATTTTGCCGAAGGCGAGTCCCCGGAGCCGCCCTTCCTCGTTTTCTTATATCCGGGCACGGACAACATGTTCGCGGACGATACCGTGTATCAAAAGATTGATGAACTAAACATCGAGCTCTACACGGACGCAAAAGACCCGGAAACTGAAGTTCAAATCGAGAACATCTTAATCGCTCACGCCTTGCCCTACGAGAAATCGGAGGTCTGGATCGAGTCAGAAAAGATGTACGAGGTTCTATATCAAACACAGATTATAGGAGGTTAAAACTTATGCCTAACACAAGCAACAAGGTCAAATTCGGCCTTAAAAACTGCTATTACGCAATTGCCACGTTGGCAGCGGACGGCACCGTCACATACGGCACTCCCGTTGCTATGCCCGGCGCAGTATCTCTCTCGCTGGATGCAGAGGGTGACAACGACCCGTTCTATGCGGATGACTCCGTATACTACATGGTTTCTAACAACAACGGCTATTCCGGCGACTTCGAGCTGGCGCTGATTCCGGAGAGTTTTCTTACGGATGTCATGCATGAAACCGAGGATGCCAACGGTGTCATAGTGGAAAACAAGGATGTTGAGCCAGAGCATTTTGCTCTCCTCTTTGAGTTCTCCGGCGACCAGAGGAAGATCCGTCATTGCATGTATTACTGCAGTGCAACTCGTCCTTCCGTCACTGGCAGCACCAAAGAGGATTCTACAGAGGTGCAGACCGAGACTCTGTCACTTACTGTTTTTCCGCTTCCTTCCGGCATCGTGAAGGTCAAGACCGGCACCAATACCACAGACGAGGTTTACAACGGCTGGTACAGCGCAGTTTATGAACCGAGCGCTGCTGCAACCGGCGGAGGCTCCGGAAGTGGCACTGGCACTAACGAATAAGGAGGCGCGATATGGCAGTTACTAAAACCATCGAGGTTGACGGCAAAGAGGTACAGTTTCGTGCCTCCGCCGCTATTCCTCGTCTTTACAGGAATAAATTTCACAGGGACATCTATAAGGATTTAAACGATCTACAGAAAGGTATCGACGAGAGCGATGCTGAAAGCTCTAATCTTGATACCTTTTCTCTTGAGCTCTTCGAGAATATCGCTTGGCTCATGGCAAAGCACCAGAATCCGGATGTTCCGGATACTCCGGAAGAATGGCTTGACCAGTTCAATACTTTCTCGATTTATGAGATCCTCCCGCAGATCATTGAGCTCTGGGGACTGAACGTGGAACAGCAGGTTGCTTCTAAAAAAAACATCACAGCACAGAGCGGGAAATGACAACCCCGCTCTTTTTACTCCGGTGCGTGCAGATCGGGCTATCTATCTCGGAGCTTGATCTGCTCACCATCGGAACCGTCAATGACATGTACGCAGAAATGAGTAATGATGACTATCCATATGCCCAGACGGCATCTCAGGTGGACATGGATCGATTTTAACAGGAAGGAGGTCGCAGCATGGCTGACAGGATTAAAGGCATAACAGTGGAAATCGGCGGTGATACGACCGGCCTTTCCAAAGCCCTCTCCGGTGTAAACAAAGAAATCAAAAATACCCAGTCTCAGCTTAAGGACGTAAATAAGCTTCTGAAGCTCGACCCGACGAATACCACCCTGCTTGAACAGAAACAGAAACTTTTGCAGCAGGCTGTTTCCGAAACAAAGGAGAAGCTCACACAGCTAAAGTCTGTTCAAGACCAGATGGATGAGGGACTGAAAAATGGATCCGTCACACAGCAGCAATATGATGCATGGCAGCGAGAGATCATAGAGACAGAAAACGAACTCAAAAACCTCGAACAGCAATGTAAGACAACCGATACTTCCATCTCTGCCACTCTCACCGCTACCGGAACAAAGCTGCAGGAGGTCGGAGGTAAGATATCTGATGTCGGCACAGGCCTCTCTACTCATGTTACGGCTCCTATTGTAGCCCTTGGCGCGGCTTCTCTTGCCGCCTTTAATGAGGTGGATTCAGGCCTTGATATCGTGGAGCAAAAAACCGGTGCAACAGGTGAAGCTCTGGAAGAAATGAACCAGATTGTCAAAGACCTCGCCACAGAGATCCCGACTGATTTTGAGACTGCCGGAGCTGCTGTCGGCGAGGTCAACACCCGCTTCGGCCTTACCGGGCAGGCGCTGGATGATCTGTCTGCGAAGTTTATAAAGTTTGCACAGCTTAACGATACCGACGTCAGCACATCCGTTGACAATGTCTCTTCTGTGATGAATGCCTTCGGCATGGATGCATCCAAGGCAGACTCACTTCTGGATGCCTTGAACGCAACCGGACAGGCCACCGGCATCGATATGGACACCCTTGCAAATACGCTGTCATCGAATGCGGTGCAGCTTAAGGAAATGGGACTGACAGCCCAGCAGGCAGCTGGATTTATGGGCATGGTAGAAATGTCCGGCCTTGATACTTCTGCTGCCATGATGGGTCTAAAAACTGCCATGAAGAATGCCACTGCTGACGGCAAAACACTGGATCAGGCTCTTGCTGATTTCTCTGCAACTATGCAAGGCAACGGCTCAGAGACAGAAAAGTTACAGGCCGCCTATGACCTATTTGGAAGCAAGGCTGGAGCATCTATCTATAATGCAGTGCAGACCGGAAAGCTGAACCTCGAAGACCTGTCCGGTTCGCTTTCTAATTTTGAAGGAAGTGTAGAGAATACCTTCAACGAAACCCTCGACCCAATAGACCAGTTTCAGATGACCATGAACTCTCTGAAAGAAACCGGTGCCGAGGTCGGCAATTCCCTGATGACGGTGCTCACACCTGTCCTCAAACAAATCTCAGAGAAACTGAAATCTCTCGCTGAGTGGTGGAATAATCTCGGAGAGCCAATGCAGCAGATGATCATCAAGATTGCGATGGTAGCCGCTGCAATCGGGCCACTTCTTGTTGTGGTCGGAAAGATTGTATCGTCCGTCGGGACGGTCATGACGATCATTCCTAAGGTATCCACAGCAATTACTACCGTAAAAGGCGCGATGGCCGGGCTCAATGCCACAATGGCTGCAAACCCGATAGGACTTGTAATTGCAGCGATTACTGCGCTGGTGGCTGCCTTCATCTATCTATGGAAGACGAATGAGGACTTCCGAAATAAGGTCACAGCCATCTGGAACGGGATCGTAGAGAAGTTTCAGGCTTTCACGCAGGGCATTGTCGATAAGCTCAATGAACTGGGCTTCAATTTCAAGGATATCGGCGAGGTTATAAAAGCTGTATGGGATGGTCTGTGTTCTGTCCTCGCTCCGATGTTTGAAGGCGTATTCCAGAATATAGCAAACATCCTGTCCTATGCGATGGATCTCATCTTAAATATCGTGGATGTCTTTGTCGGCATCTTCACGGGCGACTGGGATCAGGCGCTCTCCGGCATCAAGGGTATATTTACTTCCACGTGGGACTTCATCGTCAATACGCTGTCGAATATCCTGACGACCCTTGGCAATGTAGTGAATGTGTTCCTTGGATGGTTTGGAACCTCATGGCAGGAAATCTGGCAAGGTATCAAGGACTTCTTCGTGAATATCTGGAACGGCATCGTGAGCATCTTCACCGGGATCGTTACAGGCATTCAGAATACGGTCACCACCGTTTTTACAGCCATCTCCACGTTCTTCACGAACATCTGGAATGGTATAAAAACCTTCTTCGAGACGATCCTGACAGGGATACAGACCGCAGTTACAACATATTTCAATGCATGTAAGACAGTCATCACAACCGTTCTGACAGCGATCCAGACCGTAGTGACAACAGTATGGAACGCCATAAAGACAGCAATCACTACTGTGGTAAATGCTATCAAAACAGCCATCACCACGGCTTGGAATGCAATAAAGACGACAACCTCCACCGTGTTCAATGCGATTAAAACCACTGTTTCAACCGTCTGGAATGGAATTAAATCGGCTGTGATGAATGTGGTGAACACCATGAAGTCTGGAATAAGCTCCGGCTTCAATGCGATAAAGAGCACCGTTTCAAATATCGTAAACGGCATAAAGAGCACGATTTCCAATGTGTTCAACGGTATCTGGAGCTTTGTCTCCGGCATCGTAAATAAGCTGAAAAGCGTATTCAACTTCAGCTGGAGTCTGCCGAAGATCAAGCTGCCGCACTTCTCTATCACTGGCAGCTTCTCTTTAAACCCGCCATCCATACCGCACTTTTCTGTTGACTGGTATAAGAAGGCGATGTCGGGAGGCATGATCCTAAAGGATGCTACCATCTTTGGTCAGAGCGGCGGCACGCTTCTTGGCGGAGGTGAAGCCGGTGATGAAGCTGTGGTCGGTGTTTCGTCCCTGCGCTCTATGATTCAGGACGCGGTAAGCAATGCAACAATGACGCTTTCCGGCGATCAGCCGCTTATCAATATCGAGGAAATGAGTGTGCGGAGCGATGACGATATACGTAAGATTTCTCAGCAACTCAACACCCTGCTGACGGCAGGCCGCAGAGCGAAAGGACTGGTGTGATATGGGATTTTCATTCAACGGAACAACCTCCCAGTCTATGGGGCTCGCAACACGAATCACAAACGAATACCGGATGCCTGATCTGAGAAACAATACCGTTACCATGCCCGGACGACATGGCGTGTTTGATTTCGGAGAAACAGTATCCGAGCGAAAGATTGTAATCTCCTGCTTTATCCCGCCGGGTGAAACGGATACGCAATTTCTCGCAAAGAAAGATGACATCATTGAATGGCTGAATCCGGACAATGGTCTCTGCCAGCTCATTCTGGATAATGAACCGGGACGAGCTTATCAGGCAAGACTTACGTCCGGATTTTCTTTTGATAAAGCTGTGCGCAATTCCTGCACCTTCGAGCTCGAATTTTTCTGTCCCGATCCTCATGGCTATGCCACTTCGGACGAGACATTTGATTTTGCACAAACAGGAACCTTCACAGCTACCCGCTCCCTTGGAAATATCGAATCCTACCCGATCTACTCGCTTCAGGGCATCATCCCTTCAGGTACGGATTCTTATATTTCCATAACAACAAATGACAGCGAGCTTCGCATTATCGGCAGCCTTGCCTCCGGTGAAACGCTTATCATCGACTCATCACTAATGACGGCGAAGGTTGTGGACGGAAACGGTGACACTCTCCGAAATGGCCTGCCACTGCTGTCAGAGCTCAATTTTCCGGTTCTTGATACCGGTGATAACACCGTCGTGATTGCAGCGGTCGGAACCAATACAACATTTACTGAGCTGAACATTCAGGCCAGAAGCCGATGGAGGTGATTTTTCATGGCGTTAAAACACATATTGAATACGCAGGACGCCTTCACCGGTGAGTTTCCGAAAGCACTCGCTCCGGACGGCCTCTGGCGCTTTAATGAAGCGGAGCCTGATGCAGATGATTATCTTGCGGATTCCTCCGGAAAAGATAGAAAAGCATATATCCATAACTGGAGCGGAACAACTGCTTCGATGAAGACCGGCAATTTCGGTCGGTATTTTCAGATGAACATAAGCAACCCCTCATCTGAGAAAACCTACCTGAAGGTTGCGAACGACGGCACTATCTTTTCCAATATCGGCGAGACCATTGTGGTCGGCGGATGGATGAAACCGACGACATACTCAGTCGGAAACACCTACTGTCCAATCCTGAACACCCGCTATGGCTCAGGACAGCCTATTTTCTATCTGTCACTTATTCGCGGGAAGCCGAGAATCATGCTATACAATTCCTCCGGCTCACTGATTCTCGATACATCGGTAACGCCATCGTTCTCTCTGCAGAACGGCTACTGGTATTTTATTGCATGCGTGATCAGGCCAACAGCAAAGACCGCGCAGTATGTTCTGGGTGATAAAAGCTCCGGTACCGTGTGGAAGTCGAGTGTTCTTACCTTTACGGGAGACCTGAACCGTTCCTGCGTGGCTGACCTGATCTGGGGAATGCATGCAGACTCCTACTGGTATGCAGGTGGCTTTGACGACTGGTTCCTTGACTGCGATTCCTCACTTACAGCAGATGACCTTTCGGATTATTTTCTGGAATCGCTGTCAGCGAACGGTGCTGATTCGAGCTCAGATGTGGACGCTTTAACTATCGCTGATGCCGTCACCTTAAAGGCTACGGATTCAGTATATCCTTCAAGCGGCCAGCTTATAACAGCTGCAAGGGAATGCAGTCTTACAGGTAACGGCAGAGTTTCAATAAAGGCAGAGTATTCTCCGGGAGAGACCTCCATTTCGCTGGTAGAAACAGCAACCTCTGATGATCTCTCGGCTTGGACGCAGTGGCAGGCAGTAGGCACAAACGGTGAGCTTCAGTCTCCTTCAAAGAACTACATCAAATATCGTATAACCCTTGCCACTACAAATACGGCAAGAACTCCGAAGCTTACCTCTATCAGCCTTTTTGACAATCCGCGCCCGCTATACAGCAAACTCGGCTATGCAAGACCGGTCATCCTTGATTCTGATGGGAATGCAGAAGCAGTTCTTGATAATGCCTATGACATTATCGTAACCAGCGAGATCAACGGCGTGGATGAGCTGGAGTTTAAGCTCCCGTTCCAAGACAGCAAACGATCCTACGTCGATAATGAAAAAACTGTACGTATAGTAAATGACACCTACCGTATCCGTACCATTACCGATGACAAAGAAGAAAGCGGCAAAGCCATCACAACCGTCTATGCGGAAGCAGCCTTCTATGACCTTGCTTACTCCGTAAAAAAGGATGCAATTTCCTTTAACGCGGATACTGCTGATGTTCC